CTTGGCCGGTGGTCTGAGTCTTTTGCCGACACTCTCCTCAACGGCGACATCCATCAACAGAATGCTGACCGGGTTGGGGTCTCTAGGAGACAAATCAAAACTATTACCTACGCCTTCATCTACGGAGCAGGTGATGCCAAAATCGGCCATTCCTTTGACCCTTCCCTAAATGATCGCACTGCGAAATCGAAAGGCAAGGAAATTAGAGAAGCGTTTGTTTCTGCTATTGATGGACTTGCGGAACTTCTGGAGGCAATCAAAAAGGCGTCTGAGAAGGGCTTTGTCAAGTCGATAGATGGCCGCAAGATTCTTCTCGATAGTCCACACAAATCCTTGAACTACCTGCTCCAGTCAGGAGCCGGCACCATCGCAAAGCGGTGGATGCTGATTAACCAACAAACTATTGAATCAACAAAGTTGTGCTGTGCACAGCTTGCCTTCGTACATGACGAACTGCAATTTGAATGCCACCCTGAACACGCCGACGACTTATCAGCATCCCTGGTATACAGCGCTGCAGCGGCTGGCGAATACTACAACTTACGAGTCCCTATCGCAGCAGAAGCAAAGCAAGGGAAGAACTGGGCGGAGGTCCATTGATGAAACTACTCATTGATGCTGACTACATCGTCTACAAATCCTGTGCAGGAGCTGAGACAGACATTGACTGGGGTGACGACGTCATCATGGTCGTCAGTAAGTTCAGCGAAGCAATGACAAATGTCCAACGTGAGCTGACCAAGATCAAAGGTCACTTCATGTGGGATGTTCCTGAGATGATCTTGTTCTTCAGTGACGCTGTAAATTTTAGGAAAAAAATCTTACCTAGTTACAAGGGTCATCGAAATAGAAAAAAGCCCTGTGGATACAAACGTGTCATCAACGCACTAGCTGATCAATACGAAGTCATTCGTATGCCAACGCTAGAGGCAGACGATGCCATGGGTATCTATGCAACCAAACATCCTGGCAACATCATCGTCAGTCCTGACAAGGACATGCGACAGATACCAGGCAAGCTGTTCAACATGGATGAAGTGATAGACATCACTCCTGAAGATGGGATGCAGTGGCACTACATACAGACTCTTGCCGGTGACCAAACCGATGGTTACTCAGGCGTCCCTGGTGTAGGCATCAAGCGTGCGGTTGCATTGTTTGAAGAGCATGGATACAAGTGGAGCACTGTCGTCAAAGCTTTTGAAGACAAAGGCATGACTGAAGACGATGCTTTGGTAAATGCACGGCTAGCAAAGATCCTTACCACTGATGAATATGACGGACGAGTCATTCACTGGTGTCCCTCCGATGCCGATCACAGAGATGACGATGGAGCAATCATTCAAGCTCCGTCGTCTTGAAGACCTCTTACCTGAGGCAGACAAGAGCGACATCATTACATTGTTCATGGCACTACAACGCCAGAACTTTGCCCTATCAAATACTGTAAGCAACTTAGTTCAACAGTGGCCGAATCACCCTCCCACTACACACGCGGATCCATAGAAGTCTGGGACTTCATACGTGATCAACAACTTAACTATCACCTAGGCAATGCTATTAAATATATTTGCAGAGCCGGTTTCAAAGGTGATAACACAAAGGCTCAAGACATTAAAAAAGCTATCCACTACCTTGAAAATGAACTCCTACATACACAGGAGCCTGATGGACATGGCGGACAAGTTCCGCTCCGCCTACGGGTTGCTGAATGGGAAGAACAAGAGATCCATTCAGAAGTCTTTGATCGATGAAGAGTGGAGTGAGTTCCACCAGGCTTATCACATGGAGGATGAGCCAAGTCAATTAAAAGAATTAGCAGACCTTGTGTATGTCTGTTATCAATACGCCGCCTCTCAAGAATGGGATCTAGATGAGGCGATGCACCGTGTGCACGACTCCAACATGTCCAAGCTTGGAGATGATGGCAAGCCTATTTACCGACCTGACGGAAAGGTACTCAAAGGTCCCAACTACCAACCACCTTATTTAGACGACCTGATTATCTGATGACCACCTCGTATATCTCTAGAACTGGGCGAGTTCAATCTTGGATCGATGATCCAGAGGGACGCCTTCCCGTGTCGTGCACGGTGTTTAATGTTGATGACTCAATGGAAGGACCAGAAGGCATTGAAGCCAGCTGGCGCTTCGCCTCCCACGCCCTCAGAAATGGTGCGGGAGTTGCAATCCACCTGTCTGATCTCCGACCCAAAGGACACGATAATGGCAAAGGGCTTGTTGCCTCTGGTCCTGTGTCATTCGGGAAAATCTATTCTTCTCTAAATGAGGTGCTACGCCGTGGCGGTAAGTACAAGAACGGTGCCATTGTGTTGCATTACGATCTTGATGGCGCCGACATTATTGAATTTATCACTGCTTCTAGAGCAGAGCTTCCATGGGTCAAGCGATGTGTCAACATCACAGAAGATAGTTGGAAAGCTGCGTCGGAGGAAACCAAGGAAGCCCTTCTGTTTGGAATCAAGTCTGGTGACGTTTGGCTAAACAAAATCAAGTATGACAATGAAGGGAACCGAATCCGAGGAAACGTTTGTCTTGAGGTGTACTTGCCTTCACGAGGAACCTGCCTCTTGCAGCATGTCAATCTCTCTGCCTGTGAATATGACGACATTCCAAGAGCTTTCGCTGAAGGGATGCAGCAGCTGTGCTCACTCCATGCTCGAACTGGGGTTGGCGATACAGGAGAATATCTGCCAGCCGAGACTGACCGACAGGTCGGACTTGGAATGCTTGGACTGGCTAACCTCCTACGGCGGTACGGAATAACGTACGAGCAGTTTGGTGCTGCTCTGGATGACTACAACAGTGGCAAGAAAGTACGAACACCAGCTTATGAGTTGGTCGTAGCTCTTGCTTCTGGCATCGAGCAAGCGGCTGGAATTGCACGTGCACACAACATGGTCCGTGCATTTGCAATTGCTCCCACAGCGTCTTGCAGCTACCGCTCAAAGGATCTTGATGGGTTTACCGCGACTCCTGAAATTGCTCCACCAATTAGCCGGACGGTTGACCGCGACAGTGGTACGTTTGGTGTACAAACATATAACTATGGCGATGTAGAAATCGCTAGTGAAGTCGGTTGGGAAAACTACAAGCGTGTTGCTGATGGCATCATGACTTTGCTCGACCGCACGGGACTTCTTCACGGGTATAGCTTCAACAGTTGGAGTGATGTTGTGACTTACGACAACGCCTTTATCGAAGAGTGGTTGGCATCTCCGCAAACCTCCCTTTACTACTCTCTGCAAGTGATGGGAGACGTACAAGATAAGAGCAGTGCGTATGCAGCATTGGAAGAATCAGACGTTGAAGATTATCTTGCAGGTATCCTCTCTGAGGAAAAAGAACTTACCTGTGATTGTCAAGAATGAATCCTTATCAAAAACTACTCAATCGGAAACGCAAATGGACACCTGTCCAGACGACTGCCGGTACATGCAAAGCAGGCGCGGAGGAAGCAATCCACCGTGCTCTTGCATTGAGGCATATGGAACTACCTGTGGGAGATTTTATTACTGATGCTCTCGCCTCTGAAGTACCAAGTCATGCACGGGAACTTCTCCAGTCCAACGTACTCGACGAAGAGAATCACGACGTCGCACTTGGTTACATCGCCAATGCTTACGGCGTTGATGAAAAGGCTGAAGCGGAAGCCCTTAGGCTTAAAGCCGCTTGGGAAGCACATCCTGATCACACGATCACCAAAGCGTTGGTTGCCGAACGTGCAATCTTCTTCGTTCTTCTACCATTCTTTCGCTTTAATGGTGACGCTGGTATGAGAACAGTATCCGCAGATATTAGCCGTGACGAACAAATTCATGTGGCTACCAATAGTCTGGTTCATACTGAGCTGGGGTATAACATCAGTCCTTCTCTTGATAAGCTCAGGAAGGCAACTATCAATTGGGTGATGCAACCTCTGGGTTCTCACTCCGATAAATATCTAGACAAAAAATTTTGGCTGGACTCCAGTGATCGGCTGATGTATGAGGGCAAGGCGCCTCAATTAGCTGAGACCAAAGCAGCTCGGATGCCAGCGTTCTTCGAGCACAGCAATGTCAACCTCCCCCAATACGCTTAACTTTAATTCAATAGACAAGATGGTTGCACGTGTCGTTGCGGCGTTTCCGTCTGAGCCAATCAAACCATCCGATTCTCCCAACGACATTTACTACAAAGCCGGACAGGCAAGTGTAGTTACCTTTTTACTCACACTATTAGAAGAAGAAGATGTGCGCTAGCATTGCAAGTTTACTTGGTTTCAATACAAAAGTACCAGACCCCCCGTCGCTGCCACCAATTGTAAAGGCAGCACCAGACGCCCCGAAGGCACCACCGCCGCCCAAGCCTTTGCAGGGATTGATTGATAAGCCAAAGGTTGAATATATGAAGAAGTCCTCCCAATCAAAGGCAAAGCGGATTGGCGCTTCCGACCTGAAGATCCCTTTGAACCAACAGCAATCTAATGCTGGCACTGGAGGGCTGAATGTCTAAGGCAAAAGAACGGTATGACTTCCTGTCTACTGATCGAGCACAGTTTCTTGATCGTGCAGTGGAGTGTTCCGAACTTACTTTGCCTCACCTCATCACTGACGATTTGAATGTTCGTCAGAACCACAAGAAACTCAAGACACCTTGGCAGTCTGTCGGAGCCAAGTCTGTTGTGACGTTGGCTGCAAAGCTGATGCTTGCATTGCTTCCTCCGCAGACTACGTTCTTCAAGTTGCAAGTCAGAGATGACAAGCTTGGTGAAGAGCTGCCGGTAGAAGTACGCAGCGAGCTTGACCTGTCCTTCTCCAAAATGGAGAGGATGGTGATGGACAAGATTGCTGCATCCAGTGATCGTGTTGTTGTGCACCAAGCACTGAAGCACCTGATCGTTGGTGGTAACTCACTGGTGTTTATGGGTAAGGATGGTCTCAAGAACTTCCCGTTGAACCGTTACGTCGTTAGTCGTGATGGCAATGGGTATGTCTGTGAGATCGTTACCAAGGAACTGATCAGCCGCAAGCTGCTCAACCTTGATCCTGAGCCTGATCCCAAAACGGTGACAGGCAGAGACGGTGGTGATGACGCTGAGGTCTATACGTATGTTCGACGTGAAGACAATGGATCCTGGGTATGGCACCAGGAGGTAGAGGGCAACATCATTGCTGGCTCACGGAGCACTGCTCCTGCTGATGCAACACCTTGGCTGGTGCTTCGTTTCAACTCTGTTGATGGTGAAGACTATGGCCGTGGTCGAGTTGAAGAGTTCCTGGGTGACCTGCGTTCTCTTGAGTCATTGAGCCAAGCATTGATCGAAGGCTCTGCTGCTGCTGCAAAAGTGGTGTTCCTTGTGAACCCTGCAGCCAGCACCAAGCCACAGACCATCGCCAAAGCAGGCAATGGTGCAATCGTTCAAGGCAGGCCAGAAGACGTGAGTGTGGTGCAAGTCGGCAAGACAGCTGACTTCTCTACTGCCTCACAGATGGCACAGCAGATCGAGCGTCGTATTGGCGAAGCCTTCCTGCTGCTCAATATCCGTCAGTCCGAAAGGACTACTGCTGAAGAGGTCAGGCTGACTCAGCTTGAACTGGAGCAACAGCTTGGTGGTCTCTTCAGTCTGCTCACCATTGAGTTCCTCAAGCCTTACCTGGCTAGGACCTTGATGGTCATGCAGCGCAGCGGACAGCTGCCAAAGATTCCAAAGGAATATGTACAGCCGCAGATCGTGGCTGGTGTTAATGCATTGGGACGTGGGCAGGACCGTGAAAGTCTCACTGCCTTCATCGGCACCATTGCACAGACACTTGGACCTCAGGCACTGGTTAAGTACATCGACGCAAGTGAAGCAATCAAGCGCCTAGCTGCTGCACAAGGTATTGACATACTCAACCTAGTCAAGACCCCTCAGCAGATGCAGCAAGAAATGCAGCAACAGCAAGCGATGGCAACTCAACAATCGATTGTTGGACAGGCCGGACAGATGATGTCTGCACCGCTTATGGATCCATCAAAGAATCCTGATGCTGCTGAGTTAGCACAACAAATCACCCAACAACCAACAGATGGCTGAAACACTTACATTTGATAACAGCACTGATTCTGAAGTCCTTAGTCCTGAAGAGCAAGAGTCTCTTGAGATTGGACAACAGATGCGTGCTGACCAAGAACAGTTGCTCGCTGGTAAATACAACAGCGTTGAAGAACTTGAGAAAGGCTACCTTGAAGCACAGAAGCAATTGGGAAGAGGTGGCAACGATGAGGAAGAAGCTGAAGTAGCAGAAGAAGAAGAGACGCAAGAGTATGAAACTTCTGAAACTACTGAGCTGATCTCTGAAGCTTCTGCTGAATGGTATGAGTCTGGTGAACTAAGCCAGGAGACCATTGATAAGTTTGCTTCGATGGATAGCACTGACCTCGTCAATGCATATCTGGAGATGCAGGCTGCAGCACCTCAGGCCGAGGAAGCTCCTGACCTTACTCAATCTGATGTTGACAGTCTGTTTACAGAGGTTGGTGGTAAGGCTCAGTACGAAGAGATTACTGAGTGGGCTGCTCAATCCTTGTCTGAAGGAGAGGCTGATGCTTTCAACCAAGTGATCGAAAACGGTTCACTTGATCAAATCAAGCTGATGATGGCTGGTCTGCAGGCACGTTATACAAACGAGAATGGTTACGAAGGAGTACAGCTGCAAGGCAAACCTCCCTCTAGTAGCCGTGATGTATTCCGTAGTCAGCAAGAGGTTGTTGATGCAATCTCTGATCCTCGGTACGACCGAGACGAGGCATACCGTCAGGATGTCCTTGAAAAACTTGAACGCTCCGACGTGAGTTTCCGATGAGCACAGTTATCGAAGACGGCGGACGTACAAACATTTATGCAAAAGAACCACCTATGACAATTATGGATGTAACTGAAACTCACAATGAAAAGGCTGAGAAGCTTAATGGTCGTCTTGCGATGCTGGGCGTCATGGCTGCTCTGGGCGCTTACGCATTGACTGGACAAATTATTCCTGGTATTTGGTGATGACTGTACGACCTTATGAAGAAGCTCAGCGTGTTGCTGAGCCTAAGCCTGCTAAAAAAACCACCCGTACAAAGAAAGCTGTAGAAAGTGACAACATGGAAGTTACTTCTCTGTCCCCCTCAAAGGAGGAAAGCTGATGCCAATGGGACCCGGAACTTACGGAAGTAAGAAAGGCCGTCCTCCTAAAAAAGGAGCTAAAGGTGGCAAGAAAAAAGGCAAATGTTAGCCTCAAGATTGGCAAGCATAAATCCCGTAGTGGTGGTCTAACAGCTGCGGGTCGTCGGAAATACAACAGGGCTACAGGATCAAATCTAAAGGCTCCTCAACCACAAGGTGGACCTCGTAAGCGGTCCTTTTGTGCACGTATGTCTGGTGTTAAAGGTCCAATGAAAAAGCCTAACGGCAAGCCGACACGTAAAGCGTTGGCTCTACGTAAATGGAAATGCTAATTATGCCTGCAAAGAAAGGACTTTATGCAAACATCCATGCCAAGCGCAAGCGTATTGCTGCTGGGTCTGGTGAAAAGATGAGAAAGCCTGGGGCTAAAGGCGCACCTACGGCTAAGAATTTCAAACGCGCCGCTAAAACTGCTAAGAAAAAGTAACTCTAATTCAATGAAATCTATTATCGCTTCCGGTCTCCTCCTCGGCATGGCACATGGTGCCGCTATTGCTGGTCCCTACGTGAATGTGGAAACCAACTCTGGTTGGACTGGCTCTCAGTTCGGTGGTGCCTCGATCGACAATCATATTGGATACGAAGGTGATGGCTGGAGTATTCAAGGTGGTCCTACCATCGTTCTTCCAAATAATGATAATGACCCGTTCTCCGATAATGAAGCTGAAGTTGAACTCAGTGGTAAGATCAATGGGTCATTTCCTGTGACTGAGAACCTGAATGTCTATGGTGAGCTGTCGTTCATCACTGGTGATGATGACAACAGCTACGGCACCAAAATCGGCGCTACCTATAAGTTCTGATTTACACAGATAGCCCGCCACTGGACGTGAGCCTTGGGCGGGCTCCATTAAAGTGCTCAAATACATACCCTCGTAAATAACAACTCCGCACTTTTAATGACCGCTGTACTTCAACAACAACAGAGGTCTACCTGGGATGAGTTTTGCTCCTGGGTAAC